ATGTAGCTGCCAAGTATGCACAAGAATATATAGCAACAAACGGCAATGTAACCAGTGAAGCAGCACTACAGTTCAAAGCCATGTATCCTGAAATATCTAAAACTGTAGATTTAACATTAGGTGCTACAAAACAAACAACTGCTGAATTCCAAAAGAGTTCTGCAGAAATTATTCAAGGCCGAATAGAACAAAACAGAAAAGAAGTTGAAGACAGAGAACACTTGTACAAATTACAAGCAGGTGGTGTTCAAGGACCAATGCTTGAGATGGCCAATAACGTTGGCGCGGCATTCTTAAAGAATATTAGTGCAGCCGGCGATATGGTCAAGAGTGTTGCTGATTTACAAGCAGCTCGAGATAAAGAAACTACAGCAGGTACTACAGCAAATGCTAATGCAATTAAAGCTCTAAACGATTTTAAAATGAAAATTGATGAGCAAACAGAAAAGACTTTGCCTCAAGTTGGTGAAATGGTTACAGCACTATTTAAAGTGCAAACCGAAATGAATAAGTTAGGTGAAAAGTTTGTTAGCTCGATTGATAGTGTAGTTATACCAGCATTAGGAAGATTGGCCAGCGCACTTGATGAAGCCAGTGGTGGTAAAACACCTAAACCTAAATCGGCACCGGCACCCGGTGCTCCAGTGACTGGATCCGATGTTGATAAAAAAGCTGCCAACGGTCCTGTAGTATTACAACGCAAAGATGGAACTAAATTTAATCCATTTGCACAAAATCAACCTGGTAGTGGACCAATTAGTGGAGGCAGTGGCCCAAATGCCAATGCCCCGGTAAACTTAGATGAAATCGTTGATTTTGGTAATAACACTGGTGATAGGACACACTTTGATCAACTTGATGAACGTGTAAAATCGCAGTTTGTTGCTATGGCACAGGCATATAATAAAGCCACTAATAAGAAACTTAAAATTAATAGTGCGTTCCGTAGCGAAAAAGAACAAAAAGAAGTATTGTCGGGTAGCAATCCTAAAGCACAACCTGGACACAGTCTACATCAATTTGGAAAAGCAATTGATATAAATTCAAATCAAGTGTCTGAATTAGTAGCATCAGGTCTATTAAAAGACTTTGGCTTTAGTACTATCAATGGTGATGCACCTCATATCCAAATGTTAGGCAAAGGTGGCGTAACTGATGGAGTTAGTATCGCTGGGGAAGCAGGACCTGAAGCAGTTGTTCCGTTACCAGATGGGCGTTCAATCCCAGTTAAAATGGATGTAGCTGAACTGGTTCAAAAATTAGACGAGTTATTAACAGTTATGAAAGATCAACGTGATAATTCGGAAAAACTATTATGGGCGAACAGTTAGTGAGCTATAAATATAGCTAACGAAAGAATATATATGGCCGGCTGGAAAAAGTATTTTAAAACTTCAAACTTACCAAGTAATATTAGTCCATTGGGTGGCGGACGTATTGCTGATCCTGGATATCGTAATTACCAAAGTCAATTACCAGAAGTTTATACAGGACAACCAAATCGTGTTGAGCGTTATAACCAATACGAACAAATGGATATGGATTCAGAAGTCAATGCGGCCTTGGACATTCTAGCTGAATTCTGTACACAAAAGAACTTGGAAAACCACACAGCGTTTACTATCAAGTTCAAAGAACAACCTAGCGATAACGAAGTTAAAATTATCAAAGAGCAACTACAGCAATGGGTAGCCTTAAATGATTTAAACAAGCGTATCTTTAAAATTGTACGCAACGTATTTAAGTATGGCGATCAAGTGTTTATTCGTGATCCAGAGACTTTTAAAATTATGTGGACAGAAATGTCTAAAGTTACTAAAGTTATTGTTAATGAAGGCGAAGGTAAGAAACCTGAGCAGTATTTGATCAAAGACTTAAATCCTAATTTCCAAAATTTAACTGTTACAGCAGTTGCTACAACAGATACCTATATGAATCACCCACAAACAGGTGGCCCAAGTGGTGCTTATGTACAACCACAAAGTCCATTTGGTGGTGGCTCACGATTTAGTCATGCTAAAAATGAAGCCGCTATTAATGCCGAACACGTAGTACATGTGAGTTTAACTGAAGGCTTAGACGTATATTGGCCATTTGGTAACTCCGTGTTAGAAAACATTTTTAAAGTATTCAAACAAAAAGAATTATTAGAAGATAGTATCATTATCTATCGTGTACAACGTGCTCCAGAGCGTCGTATCTTTAAAATTGACGTAGGTAATATGCCAAGTCATATGGCCATGGCATTCGTTGAGCGTATCAAAAACGAAATTCATCAACGTCGTATTCCTACTGCTACTGGCGATGGTAATAAGCAAATGATGGATGCTACCTATAATCCGTTATCAACTAACGAAGACTATTTTTTCCCAACTACAGCAGATGGGCGTGGTAGTAGTGTAGACGTATTGCCAGGCGGTCAAAACCTAGGTGAAATTACAGACTTACGCTTCTTTACTAATAAATTATTCCGTGGTTTACGTATTCCTAGTAGCTATTTGCCTACTACAGCCGAAGATGGTAGCCAAGCATACACAGATGGACGTGTTGGTACAGCACTTATTCAAGAATGGCGCTTTAATCAATACTGCCAGCGTTTACAAGGCATGATTGCTGACAAATTAGACAGTGAATTTAAACTATTTATGCGTTGGAGAGGCTTTAACATCGATGGATCATTGTTTGATTTATCATTCAATGAACCACAAAACTTTGCACAGTATCGTCAAGCTGACATTGATAGTGCTCGTATTGCTACATTTACACAATTAGAACAGTATCCTTATCTAAGTAAACGCTGGTTAATGAAGCGTTATCTAGGTATGACCGAGCAAGAAATTAGTGAAAACGAAACAATGTGGGCCGAGGAAAAAGGCGATATTGATTTAGCACAACCAGAAAATCCAAGTCTTGGTTCAGTTAATATTACTCCAGGACGAGTAGACAGTGAAATTGAAGGTCTAGGTGATACTGGTATTAGCCCAGGCGGATTGGCTGGTGCCCCCGAATCTAATGCACCCGGCGCAGCCGCTGGTGTAAACAGTCCCACCCCAGCACTTTAATTAATAAAAGGTTAAATAGTAGTATGAACATTTTTGAACTATTTGACCCAGCGCCTGAAGGCTACCAAGACGAAAAGCAGGATAATTCCACGCTTAAAATGACTGATAGCCGTAAAACTCGCTTAACACTAGCACACTTAAATCAGCTACGTCAAAGTCACGATGTTCGTAAATTAGAACACGAAAAGAAGTTAGAAGCAGTATCAAAACAATATCAATCTGCGCCCGAATCTGGCGGCGCTCTCGGCGGATTGTAATTAATCTGTCAAAAATCCTCCAAAAAACCCCCATTTAACAAGAAATATACGTAGTTATTGTAAATACTCTTACAAAGCCAAATATATAAGGAGTTCTCATGAACAAGTTTGAAAAATTAATTGAATACATCATTAATGATGAAGATCAAAAAGCACGTGAATTATTTCACGATATCGTGGTAGAAAAATCCCGTGACATCTACGAATCCATTATGGACGAAGAGCAAATGGGTGCTGCTGTACACGGTGCAGAAGTAGAAGAAATGGTCGACGCTATTACTAAAGACGAAGAAGTTGGTGAGTCTGATGAAGAAGGCGAAGAAGAATTTAGTCTTGATGCTGATGGCGAAGAAGACGGCGAAGTAGCAGGCGAAATGCCATCACACGACGGCGAAGAAGCTGAGCATGAAGAAATTGAAGACAAAGTAATGAACATTGATGCTAAGTTAGACGAGCTATTAGCTAAGTTTGACGAGATCATGGGCGACGAAGGTCATAGCGAAGAGCCAGCAATGCATGATGAAATGCCAGCAATGGATCATGCAGAAACAGAAATGTTTGAAGCTGAAGATTGCGACGACGAAGAGGAAGAAGAAGAGGAAGAATCTAAAGAACCAAAAAAGACTGAAGAATCTAAATCACGTAAACTATCTACTTCTGAAATGATGCGCGAATACGTTGACCGTATTGGTGATATCTACGGTGGCACTGGTGATGCAACTGAAGGTGATGCTGTTGGTGCAGCTGGTAAGAAAACATCAGTAAACACTAAGCCAGGTTCAATTGGTCCAGGTAACAACTTTGGCGGTACAGCAGTAACATCTAAAGGTGGTGCACAAGATCAAGACGGCACAAGCCCAACTAAAGCAAGTAACGAATATACAAAAGGCCAAGGCGAAATCAAATCTGGTAACCGTAACGTTCCAGGTGGTAAAGCTGACAGTTTAGAGTCAACAGGCACAAAGTATGAAACAGAACACAAACCAGAAGGCAAATTAGCTGGTGCCGATGGTAGTCGTCCTGTTAATGCTAAAAGTGTTCAAGCTCAAAACACTGGCAAGAAGTAATTAATAGATTAGGGAACATAAAATGGCTTTGTACCTAGCTGAGAACTTAACATTTGACCGTGCAAATATCAAGGTTATTACCGAAGATAATGCAGCCGGGACTGGTAAAGATCTCTATATGGAAGGGATATTCATCGAAGGAGGCGTAAAAAACGCTAACGAACGTGTATATCCCGTTCACGAAATTGAAAAAGCTGTCTCTACTATTAATGAACAACTCAAAGGTGGCTATTCCGTTTTAGGCGAAATAGATCATCCAGATGATTTAAAGATCAACTTGGACCGCGTAAGTCACATGATTACAAAAATGTGGATGGACGGCCCATGTGGATTTGGAAAACTAAAAGTATTACCTACCCCAATGGGCGAATTAGCGAAAGCTATGATTACATCAGGTGTTAAGCTAGGTGTTAGCTCACGTGGATCTGGTCAGGTAAACGAAAGTAGTGGACACGTTAGTGATTTTGAAATCATTACCGTAGACATCGTAGCACAACCTAGTGCTCCTCATGCTTATCCTAAAGCCATCTATGAAGGCTTGATGAATATGCGTGGTGGTGCTAAGGTATTTGAAACGGCACGTGAAGCCGCTCAAGATCAAAAAGTACAGAAGTACCTGAAACAAGGCATTGAAGCCTTAATCAAAGATTTAAAATTATAGGAGAAATATCCAATGTTAGATGCTATCAAACCATTGTTGGATAACGGGATCATTAATGAAGATACCAAGCAAGCTATTGCTGAAGCTTGGGAATCACGCATTACTGAAGCCAAAGAACAAGTTCGTGCAGAATTACGCGAAGAATTTGCTCAACGTTACCAGCATGACAAGCAAGTAATGGTTGAAGCTCTAGACAAAATGGTAACTGAGTCTCTCACTGCTGAATTGAAAGAATTCGCAGACGAAAAACAACAATTAGCGGAAGACCGTGTTGCATTTAAAAAGCAAATGGTTGAAAGCGCAGGTAAGTTCAATAATTTCATGGTAGCTAAACTATCCGAAGAAATCAAAGAACTACGTGCAGATCGTAAACAGTATGAGAATGCTATTGGCAAACTTGAACAATTTACTATCCGTGCTTTAGCAGAAGAAATCAAAGAATTTGAAGCAGATAAACGTGCCGTAGTGGAAACTAAGGTTCGTCTAGTTGCTGAAGGTAAAGCTAAGTTAGCCGAGCTACAACAGAAATTCATTGCACAATCTGCTACCGCAGTTAAAGAGGCTGTAACCAGTTCGTTAGAGTCAGAATTGACTCAACTAAAAGAAGACATTACTGTAGCACGTGAAAACATGTTCGGTCGTCGTCTATTTGAAGCATTTGCAAGCGAGTTTGCTGTTACTCATTTAAATGAAAACAAACAAATTCGTGCGTTACAATCACAAGTTGAAACTGTAACCGCTAAATTATCTGAAGCAGTTCAGAAAATTGAAGATACAAACGCTTTAGTTGAGAGTAAAGAAACAGAAATCAAGATTATCAAAGAGTCAGCAGAACGCAAAGAAAAACTTGCAGAAATGTTGAAGCCTTTGAACAAAGAAAAGTCAGCAATTATGCGTGACTTACTTGAAAGTGTACAGACTGATCGTCTTCAGACTGCATACGAAAAGTATCTACCAGCAGTTCTAAACAACTCTGCTGTTACTGCACCGGCTGCTAAAGCTGCTGTATTAACAGAAAGTCGTAAAGAAGTTACTGGTGATAAAACTGCTAAAACTGCCGTTGAAGCTCAAACAACAGAAGTGCAAACTAATGTTGTTGAACTAAAACGTTTAGCAGGGCTTAATTAAACCCTAAAAGGAAAGAGGAATTAAAATGACACAAGCATTATTAGAAAGCCGTTGGGGCGAAACGAAGGATGCCCTGCTAGAAGGTCTACAAGGTTCTAAAAGAACTACAATGGGCGTTATTCTAGAAAATACTCGTAAAATGTTAGCTGAAAACGCAACAGCTGGTTCTACACAAGCAGGTAACGTAGCTACACTTAACCGTGTAATTCTACCAGTTATCCGTCGTGTAATGCCAACAGTTATCGCTAACGAAATCGTTGGTGTACAACCAATGACAGGTCCAGTTGCACAGATTCACACTCTACGTGTACGTTATGCAGACAATGCAGGCGATACATCTAGTTACGCAACTCCTGTAACAGCTGGTGATGAAGCATTATCACCATTTAAGATTGCAGTTGCATACTCTGGTAGTTCTACTACTGGCCAAGCTACTTCTACTTCAGCTCTTGAAGGCGTAGCAGGTAACCGTATCAACGTTCAAATCTTAAAACAAGTTGTTGAAGCTAAGACACGTAAGTTATCAGCTCGTTGGACATTTGAAGCTGCGCAAGATGCACAATCTATGCACGGTTTAGATGTTGAAGCTGAAATCATGGCTGCTTTAGCTCAAGAAATCACTGTAGAGATTGACCAAGAGATTCTAGGTTCTTTACGTGCTCTTGCTGCAACTGATTACACATTTGACCAAGCTGCAGTATCTGGTACAGCTACATTCGTTGGTGATGAGCACGCTGCTTTAGCTGTTCTAATCAACCGTACAGCTAACTTGATCGCTCAGCGTACACGTCGTGGTGCTGGTAACTGGGCAGTTGTAAGTCCAGCTGCATTGACAGTACTACAAAGTGCTACAACTTCTGCATTTGCTCGTACAACAGAAGGCACATTTGAAGCTCCTACAAACACTAAGTTTGTTGGTACATTAAATGGCGCAATGAAGATTTATGTTGACGGTTATGCAAACGACAGCCAAGCTGTTTTAGTTGGATACAAAGGTTCTAGCGAAGCTGATGCAGCTGCGTTCTATTGCCCATACATTCCTCTAATGAGTTCTGGTGTTGTATTAGATCCATCTACATTTGAACCAGTAGTAAGTTTCATGACACGTTACGGATATGTTGAGTTAACAAACACAGCATCATCTCTAGGTAACGCTGGTGACTATGTTGGTGAAATCGCTGTAGCTAACTTATCTTTCCAATAATCAAGACTGAACTTGATTTACAGAAAGTAAATTATCAACCCAGGGATGGGAAGGCAGAAAAGGACCGAAAGGTCCTTTTTTGTTGGCTTCAATAAATATTGTATAGTTTTAAATTAAGGAATATTAAATGACAACCAAATCACAACCTCCAGTGACTGCACCAAAACCTAAAGTTGTAACAACACCTGCTCCGGTAACCGCCGTAGCATCTCACACTACAACCTATGTACCTACTACGGTACAAACAGCTAAACAAACAAAAATAGTTACTACAAATCCAGCAACACGTATAGCAAAGCACTAATTAATTATTAATACCAATAAAAGGACCGCAAGGTCCTTTTTTATTGATAACATTAAATAAACTTTAAATACTATAATGAAAACTCTATTAGTGGGGTTTGGTGATAGTTGGACATTTGGATCAGAATTAGATCGCCCAGACGAACAATCTTGGGTAGCTCAACTAGCAAACAAACTAGGCACAGAATATTTAAATCTAGGAACACCGGCTAGCAGTATAGAATATACTGTAGTACAACTCTTTGACTTTATACTCAATTATCCCGACTATCAAGATTACAAAAAAATATTTGCCGTTGGTCTAACCGGGTTGACTCGTTATCTAAGCTACAGCAATAGATTGCATGAGTTTGTTAACATTACACCAGAAGCTAATTATCGCACAGGTGATATACATCAAAGCGGCCGCCCGCCTGAAGTAGTAAAAGAGTTTGGTACGCTAGCCGGTGAAATGTATCGCATGGTTGAATGTCAAGATTATAATTTGTTTAAGGTTAAACAAACTATTTTTACATTTGAAAACTATTGTCAATTAAACAACATAGACGTAATATTTTTTAGTTACTTTGATTACCCTGATATTAAAAATGAATTATTATATCCAGAATCACTAACAAGAAGTTTAACAGGCAGGGAATATGAGTTACCTGTTATTAGAGAATATGAATCATTTGTTGGTAAACTATTTCATCCCAACATTGTTGGGCATCAACACATAGCAGAACTACTACAAGAATTTTATGATCAAAAATATCCGCGGAATTGAAGGGGACGACATACCGTATCATTTAGGCCTAATAGGCTATGATGCCAGTACAATGATAACCGATCGTTATTATTTCTTTCCTTTAAATGATCACTACAATACACATGGTCCTGATTGGCTAGCCGCTACAATGGAGCAGGCATATACTAAAGACGTAGTAGTATTTTATGATCTAGTCAACACTGGAGACTATGAACATAATCAATTTAAACAATTTATCTGGCGGTTTGAACATCCTTGTAAAGTATACCTAACAGTTAATCAAAGTCCTAAATTAGATATGGGTCCAACTGTACGAATTATACCTTGGGATTTTATGTGGAATCGCATTAAATCTTACTATACAGAACCTATTCCCGAGCATAAACATTTACATCACTATAGTCGTGGACAGTATAAATCTGTTAGACTAGATTCATCTTATCTTAGATCAAAGAAATTTTTAAGTATGTTGGGCCGTGAGTATGGCTACCGTAAACCATATTATGAATTTATATTAGAACACAGTTCCAATGGATATGTATCTAATAGAACACGTGGCATCACCTTGGAAGATCATCAAGTGTTAGGTGCATATAGTCCTATACCAAATACCTTTTATGAGGACAGTTATTTTAGTACCTATGTTGAAAGTAACTGTACTCAACGAGATCTAATACATATTACTGAAAAAACATTTGAACCACTAATCAAAGGACATGCTATATTGCCGTTTACCAATCCCGGTGCTATTAAAAGATTAACTGACATGGGATTTCAAATGGTCGACTTCATTGACTACAGCTTTGATCAAGTTGATGATGTTGATCAACGATTTAAAATGGTACAAGAAGAATTTTTACGATTACTTGAATTAGATTTAGATTTATTGTACAAACAAAATCAATCAGTGTTTGAGCATAATCAACAATGTATACACACAATACCATACGACTCAAGAATATTGGAAATTTTTAATGTTTAAATTTTATAATACATTGACATTTGATCAAAGCATTGATCATAAACAGGACAACTACAACATAAACGATTATAATACCTATCGCCAATGGTATGAGGAAGATATACAAGAACGCAACACACTATTAATTACTGTGGGGGATAGTTGGACTTGGGGAGATCATCTAGGTTGCATAGATTGGAATGTAGCAAGCAATGACCCAATAAGACTTACTCAAGTATTTGGTCGGCAACTGTCTAACCTACTAGATTCAGATTGGGTTAATTTAGCACGTCCGGGATGTAGCAATTATTGGATGTTGGAAAAATTACAAGACATACAGCCAATTATACAATCAGCTTCATATAAAAAAATTTATATTGTAGTGACACTAACCGAAGACCTCAGAGAAGCAACTTATTCAAGACGTATTAATGTAGATGGGCCATATCAAGGAATGTGGAGTCGCAGTATAGGAATTACAGATTTTTTAGTACAAGTTGAAAATTATTTGTTGCGTAATTTAGAACAGTATTTTAGTCAATTGCCAATGGTTACGGCCTGTGTACAAAGAGCATTTACTGATGTATGGCCAGCTAACTCTAGTTCTTTACTATTAGATAAATCTTGGTGTGATGTTATACAAGATAATTTTAATTTTAATAACTATCAACGACCTGTGCCATTTATTGGACAAATGAGTATAACACCTTTGACAGAAAAATATATTACGCAAAATCCAGAACGTAAATTAGAATTTTTAGATATAATGGACCGTGTAGGAACTCGTTGGAATTTCTTAGGTTCTAGTCCTTATAATTTAAAAGGTAGCACTTGCCATCCTAATCCTAAAGGGCACCGTCTTTGGGCCGAGTATCTTTATATGCAACTTAGGTAAATACTTAGTTCGCTCGAAAGAGAACTCTCGTCAGTAGCCACTGCGGGTAGCCTAGAACGCTAATAAAACAAGGAGAAATAAAATGGCAAAAATGAAAATCTCTCGTACCCCTTCTGGTAATACTGGAACAGGTGCAACACGTACAGATCAATTTATCAGTTCAACACAAGTAACTTCAAGTAGTACAACAGACTACGCAGGTGCAGTTGGCGGTGTATATACACAAGCTGGTCCACAAATTCACGTACAATGCTACATCAAAGGTGCCAGCCGCGCTGAAGGTGGTATTCTATTAATGAAAGGCGAGCATAAGTTTTATGTACAAGATGCTACCGGTAACAAAGGTCAATGCACATTGGTAAACAAAGCCAAAGCAAGTCTACTACCTGGTGAAATGAGTATTACAGTTACTAAAGCAGATGCTTCAACATTCTACGCTAGTAAAATTACTAACAAGTTTGTTTGGGATTTTAGCGCAACACCCAAGAAATATCGCTACTGGCACAACAGTACAGCTACAACAAGCAATACATACGCTACAGATTATGCCGCTGGTGTTGTTGGTTTTGTATCTATCCCAGATGCTGCTTAATATAAGGAATATATAAAATGACAAAATTAAAAATTACAAAAACTGATTCAAGCGGTCAAATTCACGACCGTTACACAAGTCAGCAATATATCAACGGTGCATACGTTGGTGGCACAGGTGGCAACACAAGCCAAACTGGTCGTCAAATTCAAGGGCAGACTAACATTGTTGGTTCCAGCTCGCAACAAGGATATATTGTTCGCCAAAAAGGTATTCATAAGTTTTTAGTTCAGGACGGCGCCAATAAAACTGGTGTTTGCACATTAGTAAATTCACCAAGCCCTGCAGCAGGACAAATGAATATTCTTGTAACATTGAATACAGCGGCAGCAAACATTGCCAGTGCTAACATAGCCGGTGGTGCAAGCCAAACTACAGTAACATACGATACACGCACAGCAGTTACTGGTCCAGTACAATTACCACGTGTTGGTGATTATGTAGTTTGGACTAGCCCAAGTGCTAACATTGGCGCAGTTGTACAAGTTATTGGTGTTACAAGTAACTCGTTTACTATTGGTACAATTGGTAATGTACCTGCATCAAATGGTGTAGCAGTATCTACTTGCACATACGCAAGTCGTATTAACAACAAATTTGTTTACGATTTTGGTAACGATGGCAATTTAACTGCTGGAACAATTAGTAGCAATACTTATAACCCAAATAAATTCCGCTATCATTTAGCTGCACCTGATAGTACATTTGTACAGGTTCAATACGCTTAATTTAATTAAGTGTGGCAAAAAACCCGCTTCGGCGGGTTTTTGTTTGATTTCGGCAGATATCTATAGAGCATAAATACACTATAAACAGGATATACAAATGAGTACTACTAAGAGAATTATTGGTAACTACACCTTAACTAATAAAGAAACAGCTGGCGCTAATGTTATTATTTCAACAGGCACCTTGTTTATTGATGGAAATTTACAAATTGGTGGTAATAGCCAAAGCATTACTCATACTAACACAGATATCACTGACAATATTATTGTATTAAACAAAGGCGAAACCAGTGCTGGTGTATCAAGCCCGGGCTATGCAGGTTTTGCAGTTGACCGCGGCACACAAGCCAATGTTGAATTACGCTGGAATGAAAATGTAAAAAGTTGGCAAATCAGCGACCAGACTGGTGTAACATTTGCTAACATTGCAACTTCAGGATCAACATTATCAAACGTTTACTCTGACTCGAGTCCCACATTAGGTGGTAACTTGTATCTAAACAATCACACAATATATTCTGGACCAACAAAAGGCAATGTACAAATTTTTGCCAATACCGCAAATAGTGGCGGATCTGGTGTATACGTAACTAACGATTCAGCTACCAACGCAGAATTAGTAACAAAAGCTAAAGCAATAGCATTTAGTATTATATTTGGATAGGAACAATTTTAAATGGCAATCATCAATACAGCATTAACAACAACAGCGGCAAACATTTATGTTAGCTCTGGTAATAGTGCTACCACTGTAATACATTTTTGTAATTACACAAACAACGGAGCAACAGCAAACGTTTGGGTAGTACCAGCCGGGCAAACTGCAAGTAATACTACAATTATCTACTCAAATGTTGCATTAACTTCTCAGAACACTTTAGTAGTAGATACTGAAAAACTTATTTTAAGCAACGGCGATGCAATCATGGCCAATGTTAGTTCAAATGGATCAGTAACAGCAACAGTAAGCTATATTGGAATTTAATAATGGCTAGATTTTTAAAGAACCCAGATATATCGCGTAGCGGTAGCCAGGCTGCAAGATTACCAATTGTTCCTAATGGTACTGCAGGCGACGCACCTACTACGGGTTTAATTAGATTTAATCAAGCATTAAGTCGAATTGAATTTTACTATAATAGTGGCTGGAATCAAGTGGCTAAAATTGGTAACGTTGCAATCAATGTTGATTTACCAACTGGTACACAGGATGGTATGAATAATCATTTTACAATGAATCAAGCAGAAACTGATCCTAATGCCATTATTGTAACCATCGGCGGTGTATATCAACAACCAAGTACACACTACAATGTAACAGGAACAACCTTAACATTTACAACAGCGCCACCACCACCAGGTATTAATCCAAATCAAATAGTTGTAATACACAATCTAAACAGCACTAATGCTGCTTAAGGCTTGTAATGGCTATTGGTAAAATTTCAGGACAAATGTTGTTTGACAACCTGGATAGATCAGGTGTCAACCTTTCCATTGACGGAAATTTAACATTCTTTGACATGACCAATCGCCGTGTTGGTATTAACAATAGTAATCCTGCTTACCCTCTAGATGTCAATGGCAACGCACACCTTGGCAATCTTTATATTCTTAACGACTCTATTACCAGCGACACTGGAAAAATTAATCTTGGCAATATTACCAACCTAACAGTAGCTGGTGGATCGCCGGATCAAATTGTATACACTGACGGTTCTGGTAATTTAGCATTTGGGTCAATGGCAACACTAGCTGGGCTAGAAGGATTTACAGCTAATAATATTATCATTGGTACGTCGGCACAATCAAACGATGGTTACGGAACTAACGCATTAACTACCGGTATGGACGTTGCTACAGCAATTAATACACTTGATAATATTCTTGGTAATATCACTAACAATACTGGTACAGTTATATCAGTTACTGGAAATATTAGCGGAGCCAATATTATTGCTTCTGGTAGTATTATCAGTCCAACAATTAACACCATTAACGCAAACATTACTGCGGCCAATCTTGCTATTGCCACATTAAACTCTAATGTGGGCGCATTTGAAACTTATGCTAATTTACAAATAAGTTCTACTAATAGCAATGTAACGGCTCTTGGCACTTACTCAAATGCCAATGCTGCCGTGCAGGCAATATCAATACAAAGTTTAGCCACTGGCGCTAATGCCAATACAGCGGCCTATTTGAATACATATACCGGAAATATTAATTCTGCAAACTTTACTGGTAATTTGTATGGAAATATTCATGCTGATTTAATTACTCCATACAAAACAACCGTAACCACATTTAATTCTACAACAGCAGTTGGCCTACCAACAGGTGGTAATATAGCACGTCCTAGTAGTCCCGTTGCTGGTCAGATTCGTTATAACAGCGATTATAATACTGTAGAATTTTATAACGGTATTGGCTGGGTCAGTGTAATCAGTAATATCACCGGGCAAAACTTTTATGGTGACGGAACCAATAATACATTTAATTTAAATCAAACAACCACAGCCAATGGTGTATTGGTAAGTATTAACGGTACTGTTCAACAGCCTGTGTATGCCTATACAGTTAGTGGAAATCAAATTACCTTTACAGAAACACCATTAATAACTGATCAAATTGATGTACGTTTCTTGGCTGCCGCAGTTACAGTAGACAATATTTTTAATACAGACATTAGTGTTACTGGAAATATCACATTATCTGGCCTATTATCAGCACCACAAACAACCAAGGCCAGTAATGCGCCCGGCACAGCAGGTCAAATATGTTGGGATGCCAATTATATCTATGTGTGTACTGCCACAAACACCTGGAAAAGATCACCGTTAACCGGCGGTTATTAATTGCAACAGCTAAATATTTTTGCAGTACTTCAGACGTAAAACACACTCCCGGCACCAAATTCCAAAAACCTAAATTTTACCCGGTGCAAACCCAAAAGATCCATGATATGCTAAATACTGTATATATCGGGAGCTAGACCAATGAGCGGAAGTAACTTAACCAGAATACAAAATAATCAGATTACAGATAGTACCATCCAGGCACAAGCAAAACTTGCTGCAGGATCGATTACAGGTAATTTGTTGGCAAGTAGTGTAACCTTTAACAGTAACATTACTATTTTAGGAAACTTAACTGTAGCAAACAGCTATACACAGTTAAACTCCATTAATACATACATTAATGACCCAATCGTTGTTTTCAACAACGGATACACTGGTAGCTTAACTGGCTACGACATGGGTATTTTAGTTAATCGTAACTTATCTAGCTTAGGTGGTTATGGTTCTGTTAATACTGCATGGATTTGGTCTGAAGCAGATGGCGCATTTGAAGCGGTAGCTACAACTGACACTGGTACTGGTATTACCAGTCTTAATAACAGTGGCTGGGCTAACGTAAAACTTGGTAACTTAACAGCAGTTGGTGTAAGTATCACTAACAATTTAACAGCTGGTAGTATTACAGCACCAATCAGTGGATCCACTGGTGCATTTACAACAGCAGTAGCAACAAACTTCTCAACTGGTAATGCAGTAATTAGTGGTGGATATATTAGTTCATTAGCTAATGCTACAATTACAGCTGCAACATTAACAACAGCAGTAGCAACAAACTTAAGTTCTGGTAACGCAGTAATTACTGGTGGTTATGCAACTGGATTAGCTAACGTATACGCTACTACAGCACAAGCTACTAACTTCTCATCAGGTAACGTTTTAATTACTGGTGGTAGTATTACAGGTTTATCAGCGTTTAGTGCTACAACACTACAAGCAACAAACTTCTCAACTGGTAACGCTGTAATTAGTGGCGGTTATATCAGTTCTTTAGCTAATGCTACAATTACTGCTGCAACATTAACAACAGCAGTAGCTACTAACTTCTCAACAGCTAACGCAGTGATCACTGGTGGTAGTTTAAATGGCACAGCAATTGGTGCAACAACTCCATCAACTGGTAACTTTAGTACATTACAAGGTACAAACTTTAGTACAGGTAATGCAGTTATTACAACTGAAGTAGCTACAAACTTAAGTTCTGGTAACGTAGCAATTACAGGCGGTTACTTAACTGGCCTAGCTAACGTATACGCTACAACAGCTCAAGCTACTAACTTCTCAACTGGTAATGCAGTAATTACTGGTGGTTATGCAAGTGGCCTAGCTAACGTATACGCTACAACTGGCGTAATTACAAACTTTAGTACAGCTAACGCAGTAATTACAGGCGGTAGTTTAAATGGTACACCGGTTGGCGCAACTACAGCAAGTACTGGTGCATTTACAACATTAACAACAACCGGTACAGCAATAGCAAGTGGTAATATCGTTGCAAACGCTGGCACAGCAAGTACAAACACAACAACTGGTGCATTAGTTGTTAAAGGTGGTGCTGGTATCAGTGGCGCATTAAACGTAGGTGGCGATGCTAAGATTTCTGGTAACTTAGAAGTTGATGGCACATTGACATATATCAACACTACAACTGAAGTAGTTTCTGGTGTTGAAGTTGTTGCTGGTAACTTAGTTGCTAACTCAGGTACAGCAAGTACAAACACAACAACTGGTGCATTAGTAGTAGCAGGCGGTGCAGGTATCAGTGGTGCATTAAACGTTGGTGGTATTATTGGTGCGTCAAGCGTACAAAATACACCAATTGGTACTACAACACCTTCAACTGGTTACTTTACAACAGCGTATGCTACAAACTTCTCAACTGGCAATGCTGTAATTAGTAATGCTTCATTTACAACAGAAGTAGCAACAAACTTCAGTACAGCTAACGCAGTAATCACTGGTGGTAGCGTAAATGGTACACCAGTTGGTGCAACTACAGCAAGTACTGGTGCATTTACAACATTAAGTACAAGCGGTGTTACAACACATAACGGCAACTTAGTTGCTGCTAGTGGTACATCAAGTACAAGCACAACAACTGGTGCATTAGTAGTAGTTGGCGGCGCTGGCGTAAGTGGTAACATTAACGTTGGTAGTTCATCTAGTACACACAGTATGCAAGGTAACGTATTAATTGGTGCTGGTACAGCATTTGCTGGAACATTAACAGCAGTTGAAATTAATCAAAATACTGATGCTCCACAAAGTGCAAACTCAACATTACACATTTCTGCTAAGACAAGTAGTAATGGTAAAGTAACAGTAGATTCGTTTGGTACTGGCTCTGCATCATACTATGTTGCACGTTCAAGTCGTGGTACAAGTGCTGCTCCAAGTGCTTCACAAACAGGCGACTTACTAGGTGCGTTTATTGCAAGTGGTTATGGTGCAACAGGTTATATTTCTGGTAACGCTAAATTAAGTCCTGGTATATCAGTACTTGCAAGCCAGAACTTTACAGACACAGCACAAGGTACTAATATTAATATTAACTATGTACCAGACAACTCAAACGTAGCAGTAACTGGTATCCAAATTGGTTCTGTTGCTGGTAACGTAATTATCCCATCAACTACAGGTACATCAAGTGCAACAACTGGTGCATTGGTAGTAGCTGGTGGTATTGCAACAAACAACAATTTATATGTTAACGGCACATCAACATTTGGTGGCGTAACAACACACGCTTCTAACGTTGTTATTGCAAGTGCTACACAAAGTACAAGTACAACAACTGGTGCATTAGTATTAGTTGGCGGTCTTGGTATGCAAGGTGACATGTACACAACTGGTATTATCCACGCTGGTACTGCACTAAACTACACACCAGCAAGTGCTAACGTACAAATTGGTGGCCAAGTTAACAGTTTCTTACAAACAGTTATACAAAACGCCAGTGGCGGTAACAATGCAAGTTCTGACGTTGCTGCTGTAGCTAACAACGGTAGTGATAACGACACCTACGTTGACATGGGTATTACAAGTAGTACATACTCACAAGCTGGTTACACACTATACGGCGCTAACGACGGCTACTTAATTGTTTCTGGTAATACAACAACAGGCGGTGGTAACTTAATCCTTAACACTTACTCTGCAAAAGACATTATTTTTGCAACAGGTGGTACACAGAAGAACAACGAAGTTGCTCGTATTACATCTGGTAACGTATTTGTTCTTAAGTCTACTATCAACCCAAGTCCAGCTGCAAACGTTGGTTCATTCCAAAACTGGGGTAGTTCAAGTATAACAGGTAACAGTTATATTGGTGGTGCTACAGTATTCAACGGTAGTGCAACTGCTGGTAACGACGTAATTGCCAAAGGTGCAAGTGATACTACATTAGTTTGGGCTCGTCCAAGTTCAACATACGACCAAGTATTAATTGGTGGTAGTGCTAGTGTAAGTACATTGGTACGTGGTGCTAAGTTACAAATTAACAGTACAGACTCTATCTTAATTCCAGTTGGTACCAACGCACAGCGTCCAGGTAACAGTGGTGGTACAGACACACAGGGTATGTTACGTTATAACAGTACAATTAACGGTATGGAAATTTTCACCGGTACTGTATGGCAAGCATTTAGTACATCATTCACAGTTATTGCAGACCAACAGTTTAATGGTACTGGTAGCCAAACAGCATTTACATTATCAACATCGCAGACAACTGCAAGTTGTATCGTAAGTGTTAACGGTGTGTTACAGATCCCAACTCTAGCTTACTCTGTAAGTGGTACAACATTAACATTCACAGAAGCTCCAGCTTCAACCGATGTTATTGATGTACGTTGCTTAACAACAACTGCAACTGTAACAAGTATTGCAAGTACAAACGGTTACATGGGCTTTGCAACTGATAACTACGGTGCTAACATTTACACAGGTTCTGGTAGTCAGACATTAACAGTAAGTTACAATGCTGCTGGTGCTGCAGTTGGCTTCCTACCAAACGTAAGTGTTGCAAGTGCTAACTCACCAACAACAATTGACACAATTGATACTACACAATATCGTAGTGCCAAGTATGTGATTCAAGTTACTAACGGTGCTAACTACCAAGTTATGGAAGCATTGGTTATCAGTAATGGTACAACAGCAACAATTACAACTTATGGTACACTAGCAACTGGTGGTAACTTAGGTGTATTGAGTGCAACACAAAGTGGTTCTAATGCATTGGTACAGTTTATTGCGGCAAATGCAACAAACAATGTACGTATTAGTAAGAACTACTTAGCAATTTAATAGTAATATAAGTTAGGCGGGACAGGCTCGCCTAACTTAATAACCTTATCGGGGAATATGGAACCGGGGAAAATAAAATGGCAAATAACAATTTCGTAGTACAAAATGGTCTTACAGTAGGTCCGTTAACAATCAACGCTGCAACTGGTGATATCGTTACAACAGGTAACATTATAGCTACTAGTTCGATATCAAATGACTCAGTTAATACATTAACAGCTAACGTATTAGTTGGCGGCAACAACGGCAATATTAGCTTAACTGGTAACATTTTACCTTCTGCTAACATTACTTACAACTTAGGTAGTCCAACACAACAGTTTAAATCTGTTTACGTTGGTCCAGGTACACTTTACGTTAACGGTAAACCAGTTATTACAGATAACTCCGGTACAATTCAGTTTACTACAACCCCAGGTCAAAACTTAGCTATCTTAACAGACGCAGGTGGTAACTTACAATTTGGCGCAAACGGCGCAGGTGGTGTAATTCAGATTCAAGCACCTTTACAAATTGGTGCAGGTTATAACGTTACTTCCAGTGATGGTAATGCAATTAAGATTGCTAACCAAGTTGCTGTTGATAGTATTGTTTCTCGTAGTACTAATACAAACTTAACATTAGCTGCAAACGGTACAGGTAAAATTGCTATTAACAATAGTATTACTGGTGGCGGTACAGTTACTATTGCTGATACAACAGCAACATCATCATCTGGCACTGGTGCTTTAGTTGTATCAGGCGGTGTTGGCGTTAACGGTGACATTCGCGTATCTGGTAACGTTTACTCATATGGTTACATCAACGTATCAACTTCTCAGTTAGACGTTAGTGCTCCATTAGTATATCTAACAACTAGTGCACCATATCCATACAGTTATGATATTGGTATGTACAGTCACTTTATTGGCGGTGCTGCTAACACATATCAACACACTGGTATTGTACGTAACCACGCCGACGGTGTTTGGAACTTCTTTAGTAACTGTATTAGTGAACCAACAACTACAATTAACTTCAGTGATCCAAACTTTGCTTTAGACACAATTAACATTGGTGGTCTTAAAGTTAACGGTTCTTCTGGTACAAACGGTCAGTTCTTACAATCAACTGGCTCTGGTCTAAGTTGGGTAACATTAAGTGCAAGTTCTATCAGTAACGGTACAAGTAACGTATCAGTGGCAAGTAACGCTGGTATTACATTTAACGTTGCCGGTGCAAACGTTGTTGCAGTTGGCTCAAGCGGTATTACTCCAAATGCCAACACTACTGTTAATATTGGTTCTACTAGTAACTGGTTTAACAATATCTACGGTACAGCAACACACGCATTATACGCTGACTTGGCAGAAAATTACACAGCAGACAAAGCATATCCAGCTGGTACAGTAGTTATGTTTGGTGGTAGTGCAGAAGTTACTTTAGCTGACGCTGATACAACAGCAGTAGCAGGTGTAGTTTCTACAAATCCAGCACACTTAATGAATGGCGGATTAACTGGCGGCAACGTAGTTCCATTGGCACTACAAGGTCGTGTACCATGTCAAGTTATTGGTCCAGTTAAGAAGGGCGATTTAATGGTATCAGCAGGTTTTGGTTTTGCTAAAGCTAACAACTCTGCTAACGTAGGTCAAGTAATTGGTAAAGCACTACAAGAAGTTGCCTTTGCAGGTAAGGCAGTAATTGAAGTAGTAGTTGGCCGCGTATAAACTTTAAGTTTAAGCAAAAAGGGCACTACGGTGCCCTTTTTGTTTGGCGATAAATATGTAATAAGACGGAAATAATAATGGCTTTAACTCGCCCCAATTACAATAATTTACAAACAAACGTTGAAGTTTTTACAACTCCGATGACAGTATTACACGGTGGCTCAAATCAGGCCAACGTTGATGTAGGATTTTTATTTAATCGTGCCAATGGTTTAGTTTCAAACGTATCACTATATTGGTCAGAATCAAGTCAAAGTATTGTACACGCATTTACAAGCAATACTGGACTAACAAATTCAAATATTGCTATAACAAGTTACACTCCAGTTGATACAGGAAATCTTACAGTACATGGAAACGTAACAGTTACTGCCAACGAATATGTCAATACTGTTAACGCTATTAATGTCTATGCCAGCACAATTGGTAATACTGGTGCTACCCTAACTGGTACATTATCAACTGCTGCACAACCAAACATTACCAGCGTTGGTACATTAGCTGGCTTACACGTAAATTCAAGTGGCATTCAGTCTGATGGAACAATTATTACTGGAACTGTAAATGCTGCCATTATTGGTAACGTTGGCGCAACGCACACAGGATCAACATTAACATTATCTAGCTGGGCAAATATTGCCGGACCTTTAGTAGTAACAAATAATACTGCGGTACAGGCAATACAAGTAGCAGGCACTTCTACTAAGGGCGGTGCCGGTTATCACGATTTCTTATTGGCCACTAACCTTGGTGGCGGTACTAACCCAAATAAATCTTTCCGTTTAGACAGCTCTGGAAATTTTCAAATTATTAATAGTGCTTATACTGCAACTATTTTCCAACTTAGTGATGCTGGGGTACTTGGCGGCTTTAATCAGATTAGTGTCAGCGGATCAACCGGAACATCAGGACAAGTATTATCGTCAACTGGTTCGGGCCTACAGTGGGTAGCCTCCGGCGGATTCTCGGGTGGTGCAGTACCTAACCAAACAACATTTGCCAGTAACGTAATCGCCAACTCGGGTACCACAAGTACAAATAATACAACAGGTGCATTGGTAGTTGTTGGTGGTATGGGTGTGTCTGGCAACGTATGGGCCGGTCAGGTTTACGCTACTAATAATGGTAATGGTACAAACTTTGCAGTTGGCGACGATGCTTGGATTGGCGATATTAATATAGCTAATACAATGGGAGTCAAAGGCCAGCAAGATGCCACACAAGGTTATATTGTATTTGGTAATGCTAATAACACAAATTATATTGGTCGCAATGGTTCAAATCCAATTACTGTTACAGGATCATTTAATGTTACTAACGATTTAACTGTATCGGGAAATATTAATGCTTCTTATCTTAATACAGTATCATCAAGTCAACTTAGCGTCACTGCACCTTTGTTATATCTTACTGGCCAAGCATATCCGTATAATTATGATATTGGTACTTATAGTCACTTTATTGGTGGTCCGGCAAACGTCTACGCACATACTGGAATAGTACGTAGCTACCAAAATAACTATTGGGGATTCTTTAGTAACGTAAAATCAGAACCAGCAGGCACCATTAATTGGGGTGATGCAGGATTAATTTGGGACACTATAAAAGCTGGGGCACTGACCTTGGCCAATGCGTCTGGTACGGTATTAACAGTCAGTGGCAATACCGCAATTAACAGTACAATATATGCACAGGGTATATATGATAACAGCAATCGTGTATTAAGTACAAGTTCTGGAGCTGGTAATTTATCTATTAGTGGTACAGCCGTTACACTACCAGCAACCGGCCCTGGCGCTACTACAGTTGGTAGTTCGACTAGTATTCCTGTAATTACTACCGATGCCTATGGTCGTATTTCTGCATTAACAAGTAGTGCAGTTAGTACAACAATTAATTTATCAGCTGGATCTGGATCTGGATCTGTAGCAGGTGGCGGAACATTAACGGTATCTGGTAGTACTGGGCTTACTACCAGTGTATCAAGTTCTACCATTACACTTACAAATAGTGGAGTAACAAGTGCAATAGCCGGTACCGGCGTAAATGTTTCAAGTTCAACTGGAGCAGTTACTATAAGCATTGGTCAAGCAGTAGCAACAACTAGCTCTCCAACTTTTGCCGGGTTAACCAGTGCAGGATCAGTTATTCCAAGTGCTAACGTAACTTATAATTTAGGATCTAGTACTGCATGGTGGTCTACTGTATACGGTAAAGCGGTACAAGCGCAATACGCTGACTTAGCAGAAAATTATCTTGCTGATGCAGATTACCCACCAGGAACAGTGGTAGTCTTTGGTGGTGATAAAGAAATTACAGTAACTACATTAGATCATGATACCGCAGTAGCTGGGGTTATATCCACGGATCCTGCATACTTAATGAATGCTGTAGCCAAAGGTTTACCAGTAGCATTAACAGGACGTGTTCCGTGTCGTGTACAAGGCCCGGTAATTAAAGGGCAAGTGCTAGTCACTAGCTCTACACCTGGCGTAGCACAAGCTATTGATAATTCTAAGTTTTTACCTGGATGTGTGGTGGGTAAAGCACTCGAAACAATAAATACTAATACTATAGAGACCATAGAAGTGGTCGTGGGAAGATTTTAAATGCAAAAACTCAGACAAATTTATCGTAGCAATTATACCGGCGAAAACGTAGTTACTACATTAACGTACGAAGGCGGTGACTGGAAACCAGAAACAGAAATGGTTCCAAATAGTGTTTTTACAACACACACTACTAGCCAAGCTATTGCTATTGCTAATGGCCCATCTCGCAATGGTTTTGATCTAACACACATAGCCAATCATAAAGGTGGTTTATTTGGTGTAGACCGATTACAAAGTTATGGCTGTAACTCAATTTATAACGAGTTTACACCAGACTTCTTAATTGCAATTGATGATGAAGTTATTGCAAATCTTGCAGATTCAGAATATACCGCAGATAACATTGTTTATGTGCAAGGCGAGAACGTATTAAAATATCCTGGTAAATTTTACCTAATACCACAAAACGTATCATATGATGCTGGCTCATTAGCTGCATATATGGCTTGCTTTGATGGTCATACTAAGGTGTATTTAATGGGTTACGACAGTTACGATGAAACAACAACTGATCATCCAACTGCAACATTTTTTATTAAATCATTATTATCAGTAATTCAAACTTATAACGAAGTTGAATTTGTAAGAGTAATGCCAACAAGTAATTATTCTTGCTCAACAGAATTATCTAGTCAGCCAAACTTCCGTCAAATTGATTTTAGAGATTTTGTATTAGAAGCCGATATCGGTTAATTTAATATAGACTCTAAAGTCTTTATTTTACGTTTTACAATATCAAAATTGAAACTACGCCAAAGCCCAGGATGTAAGGGCTTTGGATGGTCATCTAAATTTACCCAGCAGTATCCGCGATGTTCATCATTGAGTTTAGGTACAAATTCATCATCAACACTTACTAAGAATGTATAGTAAACAAATTTACGATTGTCTGCTGTAAACGTTTCCAGTGGAATAAATTTCTTTTTGGAAAAATCTTGCCCAATCTCTTCCTGTATTTCTCTAACCAGGCCTTGTATAACTGTTTCGCCTGATTCAATTTTACCGCCAACGATACCCCACGAGCCTGCGTGTTTAGTTTTATTGCGTAGTAAAAAAAGATAACGATTAGTTGACTTGGCGTAAACTAATGCGCCACAACCTTCTAAGTGTGTAAAAGACATTAAAGAACCAAACTCCAAAATCCAGATTTGTATATACCTTCGTAACTTTTAACCCATACTTCTCCAGTCCAACGATATTGAACCATAGTATTGGCATTAGTTACATATTGTACACCCGGATTGTTTTGACTGTCAAAACTAACAGTCCATCGAGAACCATTCCATTCAATGATATCATAAGCATGAGCAATTAAATTACTGCCAGGATCTCCCTGCCATGCAATCGCACTTTCGCTTTCGGCGTCACCGATTGGATTTAATATTAAGTATCTTGTACCTACTGTGGGATTTAATAAATTACTATCAACAGTAACAGTACGTGGATCAATAATAGCATCAACTGCTTCTAATGTATTGGCTGGCAAGGTCTGCGGAAACGGACTAATTAATAATTGCGTTGGGTCAGCTGGATTATATGCAACAGTACCAACAATCTCATGCGGACCGTCGGGGTAATCAAATTCTAAACGTATCTGACTAATACCATTGGTAAACTTGCCATATAAATTAATTAGGCCATCCCAGCGTACAGCATTTCCGTTGCCATTTGGTGTTACACCGTCCTTATATAAAGTCAACGTATTGCCAATGTACAACACATCATAGTTGAGTGGCGTATATCTTTGTTGACTCATTAATCCATTGGCAACAGTAATAACTTCAGGATTTAAACTACCATTAACATCATAGATGCTGGCAACAATCTGTGCAACAACACCCATCTTTTTAACTTTAGCAGGCAAGGTAATCCAAATTGGTAATTCAAATGTTAGTGTAGCAACATCAATACTGGAATCGTCACCCATCATTGGCACACTACGGCTAGTATAAGTTACATCAGTTAAGTGTACTACGCTTAAACTAGTCCAATCAACATAATTATCATTACTTTGTATTTCCATTCCTGGATTGAACAATGGAGTTATCTGTTCAATTAATTGATGTTTTTGTTCAGTATTACTGGTCCATATATCAACTTTCATTGTCAATTTATATGGCGCAGGCATGATACGTTCTACTGTATAAATTCCATCCTGAACTCCAGTGTATGCTTGACTACCTTCATCAAATAATTGCTCACGCACACGTATAGTGCTTTCGTGATAAGGATTTTGTAAACGTTCGCGATCATATGTTAGTGCAGAAATATAAGTGGCCATAGCAGGAACAGCATTTAAACTGTTTTCGCTATTATTCTTTAAAATCATTGCAGCCTGACGACTTACATCTCCATAATAAATTGGAACTGTTTGTAGTGTGCGATTGCCATTGGTATCCTGCCCAAACTCAACTTGAAAGTTTGAAAGCATACGAACAAACTGTATTATAAACCGACGTAGTTGACCGTCGTAACTAAACTGTACTGGCATTAATTATCCGCCTTGGGTGTAAAAATTTTACTTAAACTCTGGCGCTCATTATGGGTCTGTCCTTCGGCGTCAGTGTAAGTGTTAGTGTTATTTACATAACTTGATTTCTGTGTTTGATTATTTGTAGCACCTGGTGTTAAGTTTGTACGTACATTATCTTCAACTTTAACCCAATAACTTCCAGAGAATCTAAATAAACGATTTGGCAAGTAGTCCAAGCGTAAGAAGTATTCTCCAGTTGTTGGATTTGCAGGGAAAGAAATACCAGCGCCGGTAACTAAGTTGTTTGGTGCAAGACCATCGCCAGTTAAGTAACCTTCAACTTTGTTTAGCGGACTCTGTGATCCGGAATCTGCATTTATTGTATTGTCTGAAGTGGCTAATAAACTACTAGATGTTGTTGGATCTGCTATAGGTTGAGTACCACTATCGTTTGTTGGTAAAGTATACAAGTGACTTGTATCGTAACCTGACTTAGGCACATCAATTTCTGCCTGTGCAACGATAGCATTGTTAATATTTTGATAGGTATTTAGAGTACTTAAAATTTGTCCTACTGGCGTAGTAGTACCATCCCCGGCAGCAATATTATTAATAATATCCTTGTACTCTTGACTGTCTACTAACGGATTAAGTTTAACACGCCACAAGTGCGGCCACCAAGTTGGACTAAAACCTTCTGCAGCAAAACTAGCATCGCCGACTACATAATAGCGTTTCAATGCTGCTGGCACACTTTGATCTAAAGAATCATAATCTTTTAGGTGTTGTAGTTCTAATACGTCACCGGCCATTAGTTTACGGCCAATTTGATCAACCATATCGCGTAAATGGAACACCATAAAGATAGTACCGGTTTGCAGGAATAAGCCAAATTGACTTAGATCAAAGTCCTGATCAGCACGTTGGTAGATACCACGCATTTTGTAAACATTTAGATCGTACTTACGATCACGGTTTTCGATCCATAGTAGATCTTGAATATTGCGTTCACTTTGGTTTAGGTAATCGGGTTGAGTTGGATCAGTGTTACCAGTTTGCTCGATAGGACCCAGGTACTTGTTTAGTAGTACTCCTGTTCCGCCGATGGTAAACATTTCGGATATACGACGATCCATAAACTTATAATCGTTTGTATGTTTTCCGTCTTTCCAAAGCGATAATCTTGACATTCTAAATCCTAATATTTGTAGTATTTATCGCGACTTGACCCATAAATCCATTTAATATATAATAGTAGTATGGAGTCAAATTCTACCCTAAAACACCGGTTGGATACTATATTTTTTCAAATTATAGATATCGCCCCTAACATGCGGGAAGATATGCGACGACTGTGGCGCCCGGCTAGAGCACTATGGGATCAATTGGATCGTGAATTGGTTGAATGCCGCAGGATTAATAAACCCACAGCACGATACCAAGAAATTGAAGCCGATTTAATTGCTCGTTTAGATTTAATGGAACAAAATCTCACTTTTGCTACGTTATTGACAAAATAAGCTAATTAAAGTATAATAACGCATGTTGATATTTTTAGACACTGAATTCACAGACTTTCCCGAGTCAGACTGCGACTTAATTTCTATCGGATTAGTCGACGAAACCGGTAGAGAATTTTACGCAGAGAGTGTGCAGTATCGACAGGAAGCCTGTAGTGATTTTGTTCGTGAAGTGGTTGTTCCTTTATTGGGTGAACATCCAAAACGCATAGTGGATAATTACTATGGCATTGCGATGAAATTGAATAAATGGTTGAAGCATTACGGCGACGAAGTTGTTACAGTTTGTTTTGACTATAACACCGATTGGTATTTAATGGTAAAACTGTTACAATTACTGCCAGAAGAAGAACTGTTTAGCAATATTCAAGCCACAAACATTTGGGGTGATATAGATCCGCAGGCAATAGATTATTATTGGGCAGAGGTTGACGCCTTTGGTCATAAACAGCATCATGCACTTTATGATGCACGTGGTAACAAGTATGCTTACAAACCTTTAGTAAGAGAAAGACAAAATGGCTAACATCAAAATCAACGGAAAAGTAACTAAAACTAAAAAATCAGCACCGCGTACCAGCGCCATGCTCGATGAAAAGTACACAGGCGATGAGCCTAAGTGGGATACCGAACGTGCCCGAGCAATGCCGTTTGAAGAGTTTGATCACTTTATGCGTAAAAGTCTAAACTATTACAATTACTTTTACACACAGAAAGATTTAAAGAAGCACGTTGTTGCCTGGATGAAAGAAGTTAAAGACTTTACACCAGAAGAAATTAAGGCATTTGAACGTGCTGGCGATCGTACAGTTAGTATGACCACTTGCGGACTTATTATGGCACATCGTCAAGGTATGCCACTACAAGAACGTCACATTGAATTCATTGATGCCAATATCCTTGAAAGTATCAATAGTAAATCAGCAGAAGAAGTTGTTGAAGTAGTTGATGAAAAACCCAAAGCATACGTTCCAACTATCCAGGACAGATTAAATGAAAAAACAGCAGATACTATTGGCGAACTTGAAGGTCACTACGATGCATTTATTAGTGACCCTAAGTACAGCTTTAAGCCTTACGATTATCTTGTCGCTAATAATGTTCCTCAAAGTCAGTTAAGCAAATACGAAGCAGTATACCAAGCTCGCTTTGATGAACTCAAGGCTGCTTACGAAAAACAAGACGAACAGTTAGTTGAAGGTTATAGTCATTACAAGGCCGCAGACTTTAAACGCATCTTTGCTTTTATTGATCAAATCCTAAACGATATTATTCAGTATCGTGGTGTCAAGAAAGCAACTAAGAAGGTACGTGCTCCTAAATCAGTAAGTAAAGAAAAGGTAGTGGCCAAGCTCAAGTATGCTAAAGAAGATAAAGTACTGCGTTTGGTCAGTATCAATCCTGCAGACATTATTGGTGCACAAGAGCTATGGGTGTATAACAGCAAAACACGCAAGCTAGGTAAGTATGTAGCTGATAGTTTAAAAGGACCCTTAAACGTCAAAGGAACCGGCATTATCGGCTTTGACGAGCACAAATCCACGTCAAAAACACTCCGCAAACCTGATGAAAAGCTCAAGGAGTTTGCTCGTGCTACTAAGATACAATTACGCAGATTCTTAGAAGATATTAAAGCAACCGAAACTCGGCTCAACGGTCGCATCAATACAGAAACCGTACTACTTCGTGTTCAGTAATAAATACTGTATACGGAGTAATATATGACAGCAGGCCTAACACCAAACGATAATTCAGTTAATCAAGAAACTGGATTTGACGCAAATAACAATGTAATTGCATCTAGTTTGTTTAATCAAACTACAGGTTCTGGTGCTGGGCATATCGCTTTTACTGGTAACCCTACAGTTACTTTCCCTGGTGTACAAGACCCAGACTGGGATATCGGTAATACTACCGATAGTATGCGAGCCAGCATAGTTGACTATATTCGTATGCGACTAGGTGACGGTATTGTTGACGTTGAGTTAGAAAAAGAACACTATGAAATGGCTATTAATCAAGCACTGATTAGATATCGCCAGCGTTCCCCAAACTCTACCGAAGAGAGCTATGCAAGTCTAAGACTTCTTCCTGAAACACAAGAATACATACTACCTAAAGAAATTATAAATGTACGTCAAATTTTCCGCCGTGGTATTGGTAGCGTCACAGGAACAACTGCTAGTCAATTTGAACCATTCAGTTCAGGCTACTTAAACACTTATATGTTAGTAGCAGGACGTGTTGGCGGATTAACTAACTACGAATTATTTGTTGACTATCAAAAATTAGCAATGAAAATGTTTGGTGGCTACATGAACTTTACATTTAACCCTGTAACAAAGAAACTAACAATCGTTCGTAAAATGCCATTCCAGGGAGCCAATCCTCCATTGGATCAACAAGAAAGTGTACTGCTTTGGATTAATAATACCAAACCGGATCAAATGATTTTTAATGACCCATACGCTTTTCCATGGATCCAGGACTATGCTTATAGTTTTGCCAAGCGCATCTTAGGACAAGCATACAGTAAGTTTAGCCAAATCGCTGGTCCACAAGGCGGAGCAAGTTTAAATGGTGCTGCTATGGTTTCTGAAGCCAATGAAGAAATGAAAGACCTAGAAGAACAGCTACGTCGTTATATGGACGGAAGCCAACCATTAACTTGGGTAACAGGTTAATTGACAAATTAATTAAAATATGTAAAAATAGCCCTTATAGACGAGGGCTTTTTTTATGATCATTGGCGTATGCGGATTCATTGGTAGCGGTAAAGACACTATTGCAGATTACTTGGTAAACTTTCACGAGTTCAGACGTGATAGCTATGCTGGCACACTTAAGGATGCAGTAGCGGCAGTATTTAACTGGGACCGTGAACTACTAGAAGGACGTACCAAAGAAGCCCGTGCTTGGAGAGAACAAGTAGATCCGTGGTGGGCCAATCGTCTAAACATGCCCAACTTAACCCCACGCTGGGTTTTACAGTACTGGGGCACAGAAGTATGTCGCAGAAGTTTCCATGACGATATTTGGATTGCTAGTGTAGAAAACAAACTACGTACAAGCCAAGACAATATTGTCATTAGCGATTGTCGTTTCCCTAACGAAATTGCTAGTATTAAAAATGCTGGCGGTCAAGTTATTTGGGTTAAGCGTGGTGAATTACCTGTATGGTATCACCTTGCTGTTAATGCTAATAGTGGTGCGCCTGTTGCACAAGAAATGCTTAAAGACATTGGAGTACATGTTAGCGAAACTGCTTGGGTTGGCACAGAGTTTGATGCTGTCATTGAAAACAATGGCAGTATTGATGACTTGTATAATCAAGTTAAAAGTCTGGTACAATAGGACTGGCTTTCCAAGAAAGTCGACTCTTATAAACTTCTTGTTGACAGTTTAAACAAACTGTTTTAAGATTAAAGTGATTATTATTCTTTAAGTTGCCGTCAACATGAAATACTACACTCTGACTTGGTAATTTAAATTTGTAGTTGCATTTTTCACACACTGGCTTTTTCTTATAGCCAGTTCTAAACCAAGCCGGGGGGTTTGGTTTCAATTTCTTTCCTTTTCTAATACAGCTGGCGCAACTATTACGATAATGTGTAACATTATCTTTAATATAGTTTACAGCAACTGGATTAACCTGGCAACTAGGGCATAATTCACGTGTTAGCATGCTATTATTTAAGCCAAACCTTTGCAAAGGCTTCTGTAACCGAACAAATTTATACCTTTATTATAAATAACTATAACATGTATTTTAAAGGAATATAACCATGGCACTAGTTTCTCCAGGAGTTCAAATCTCCATTAATGATCAGAGTCAATACGTAAACTCTAACGTAGGCTCAGTTCCTCTAGTAGTATTAGCCACAGCACAAGATAAAGTATTTAATAATGCAGTAGCTCAAGGTACAACCAAAGCTAATGCAGGTAAGTTATTATCGTTTACTAGTCAACGTGATCTAGTAACAGCAATGGGTACACCAACTTTCCGTTTAAGTTCTTCTGGTACTCCAATTAATGCTAGTGAATTAAACGAATATGGTTTATTAACAGCATACTCAGCATTGGGATTAGGCAATCGTTTATATGCTATCCGTGCTGACATTGATTTAAACGAACTAGTTGGTACTAGTGTTCGCCCAGTGGGCACAGAAACTGATGGTACTATTTGGTTAGATCTTGCTAACACAGAATTTGGTATCTATGGTTTGAACGCTACTACAAATTCTTTTAGTCACATTACTCCTTTATTAATTACTGATAAAACTCAAGTATTCAATGATAGTGGCTATGCATACGCAGTTCCAACTCCTGTTGCATCAGTTGGCGCACAAGGTAGTTACGCATTGGTGTTTGTAAACACTGATGGTACAGCTCCTACTAACATTCGTTTATTTTACAAAGCTACAGCAACTTCTTATGGTAACATAGCTAATTCATGGGTACAAGTTGGTTCTACAAGTTGGCAAAATGCAACCCCAGCAATCCAGGGAATTGTACCAAACCCATCCAACTTAACAACTGGCATGACATTGATTATCAATACCATTACAGTTACTACTACAACAAATACAATTTCAGGTCTAGCAAACGACATCAATACCGCTAACATCACTGGTGTTAAAGCTGCGGTAGTTGGTGGTTTATTAACATTGTTTGTTACTAATGGCGCCACACTCGGCCGTGCAGTAATTACTGACGGCACAGGTACACCTTTAGCAAAGTGCGGTTTACCATTAGTTGCTGGTACAAAAACTGTATTTCCTCCAATTTTATTCTACGGTACTTATGCTCAGCAACCAAATGCATCAGCTGGTGGCTGGTTCTCTACAGATCCACAACCACGTCCAACTGGATCTATTTGGATTAAAACAACCGCAACCGGCGGCGGCTTTAGCCCTGCATTAAAACAATTTAGTTTAGCAACAGATACATGGGTTCCGGTATCTGCACCAATGTACCCATATTCACGTTCTGCAATCTACGGATTAGATCCAGTAGGCGGTGGTATCAATATTGCACACGGTCAAAAAATTGTTTCAACTGCAACAACTGATACAACTGCAAACGAACTTAAGATATTAAGTCAAATTAACGCAGTAGAAACTATCGGTACAGGCACAACACCAACTAGTTTCACTAGCGGACAAACTGTTCAAATTGGTGCTACACAACCTGGTACAGATGCATTTTACCCAAACCCATTTAAATCATACAGTACTAGTGGCACAACTGCACAATCATTTGTTGCAGACATCCTAGCACAAAACATTCCTTATGTTACTGCACAGGTTAATGCTAACCGTACAATTAGTCTTATCCATACAGCAGGCGGTCAAATCACTATTATTGATACTAACGGTGCTTTTGCTAACGCTGGCTTTAGTAATGGCGTAAGTCAAACAATTCAAGCAGTTGGTACATCAATTGTTATCAGTAACTTTGTTAACATTACATCAACAGTTAAGTATAGTACATATACTCCATATGCTGCACCAATGGATGGCGCACTATGGTACTATAGTAATCCATCAGATATTGATGTTATGATTAATGATGGCGGCTGGAAAGGCTACCAAAATGTAACCTCAGATGTACGTGGTTATGCATTGAACACAACAGATCCAATGGGTGTTATTGTTAGCGCAACAATGCCAATGAATGGCGATCGTAGTGACAACGGCAACTTAGTAGCTGGCGAATTATGGTTAGACAGTAGTGATTTAATTAACTACCCAAGTCTATATCGTTATACAGGTACTAAGTGGGTAGCAATTGACAATACAGATCATGTTAGTAACAATGGTATTGTATTTGCTGATGCACGTTGGGACATGGATGGCGAAAGCGATATTATTAGTGATGCATTGCCATCAACTACTGATATGTTGACAAGTAACTATGTTGACTTAGATTGCCCAGACTATCGTTTATATCCACGTGGAACATTATTGTTCAACACACGTCGTTCAGGATACAACGTTAAGAAGTTTGTAGCTAATTATTTTAATAGTACAAGTTTCCCAAATGCAAGTTTACCGCAAGTAACTGATGCATGGGTAACAGTAAGTGGTAATAAAGAAGATGGTTCTATGTATGCTGGTTCAGCTGCTCAACGTGCTTTAGTTGTAGCTGCAATGAAATCAGCTGTTGATAGTAACACTGATTTATTAGACTCTAACTATGCATTTAACTTGTTTGTTGCTCCTGGTTACCCAGAATTAATTCCTAACCTAGTAACATTAAACGACAATCGTAGTGATACAGGCTTTATCATTGGCGACACACCAATGACATTAGCACCAGACTCAGCAAGTTTAACAGCATGGGAAAGTAATGCAAACGGCGATGGCCTAGCAACAGCAAGTCCATACTTAGCTGTATACTATCCAGCTGGTTTAACAAATGACTTAGCAGGTAATACTGTAGCAGTTCCAGCAAGTCACGCAGTACTACGCACATACTTGTTTAATGATCAAGTTGCATATCAGTGGTTTGCTCCAGCTGGTGTACATCGTGGCCTAGTTGACAACTTAACTGACATTGGTTATGTTGATGCACAGTCTGGCGCATTTGTACACAACGGTATTAACAACGGTCTACGTGATACATTGTTTACAATGAGCATTAACCCAATTACACAACTACCTGGTACAGGTTTAGTAGTATTTGGACAAGAAACACGTAGTGGTGATAGTACAGCACGTAATCGTGTAAACGTTGTTCGTTTAGAAAACTACTTACGTACAATTTTCAATGGTATTTCAAATAGTTTCTTATTTGAGCCAAACGATACTGTTACACGTAAATCAATTGCAAGTCAAATTGAAAGCGCATTACATGATGTGTTAAGCAAGCGTGGCTTATATGACTTCTTAGTTATCTGTGACACAAGCAACAATACATCAAGTACAATCGCTGCAAATCAATTATATGTTGACGTAGCAATTGAGCCAATGAAAGATGTCGAGTTTATCTACATTCCAATAGCATTGTATAACCCAGGTACCATTGCAACACTTGGTGCTTCATCAACCTAAGAATATAGATAAATAAGAATATAGGAGAATAACATGGCCGTAGCAAGTTTAAGTAAATTTACAGTACCGTTGGCAAATAACCAAAGTTCAGACACACAAGGTCTGTTAATGCCAAAACTAAAGTATCGCTTTCGCGTTACTTTTACTAACTTTGGTGTAACTAATCAAACCAACGAGTTAACAAAGCAAGTAGCTGATATCAAACGTCCAAGTGTAAAATTTGCACCAGTTACAATCGATGTTTACAACAGTAAAGTGTATCTACAAGGTAAGCCAGAGTGGGATGAAACTACTATTAACTTACGTGATGATGCTACTGGTGCTGTTAGTAAATTGGTTGGTCAGCAAATTCAGAAACAGTTTGACTTTATGGAACAAGCTAGTGCAGCTAGTGGTATTAACTACAAGTTCCAAACTACATATGAAATACTTGATGGCGGTAACGGTACAAGTACACCAACAGTATTAGAAGCTTGGGAATTAGATGGTTGCTTCTTAAGTAGTGCAGACTACGGCGACATGAATTACGGTAGTAATGACCCTGTAATGATCGCTCTAACAATTCGCTTTGATAATGCTGTTCAGACTATCGGCGGCGGCGTTGGAACAAGTGTAGTAAGTACAACTCCTGGTACATCCGTTAACTAATTTTTAGTTAATCTTACACAGTAATAAACCCGGATTAAAACCCGGGTTTTTTTATTGGATAAATATTATTATGGCAACTATAGGAACAACACAATTACGACAAGGGCCAAACCCTCCTAGTAATTTAACCGGCAGACCACCAATGTCAAGACAGGCAGCAAATCCTGTTGACAATCTGTCAGGCAATCCAGCAATGTCAAGACAAGCACCCAATACCGTTGCAGTTTCAAATCTCAGCGGCTTGCCACCAATGCTTCGTCAAGAACCAGACTCAGTTAAAAGTTCAGCTGGTTCAATAACAGATACTATGATTCGTCAAGACGCACCAGCATCATCACAACTGCCTGGCCTTGATAGAATGGTTCGATATAATGGTTCAACTACAGCTGAGCCTCCGGCTGAAGGTCCTTTTGAACTACCACCAGACACTAGTACTGGTTCACAGTTGAGAATGTCTCAACCGATTACTAAAACAATACTACGTAACTATCAACATGCATCAAGAATTTTTATCGATGGACAATATCGATTAAGTCCAAAATACGGTTGGTTATTTTATGTTGAGTTTGACTTTAATCCTGGTATTACTGAAATCAGTAATCGTGCAGCTCAAGAACTAGGAATGATTGTTAAAAGTGTTAGTTTACCAAAATACTCAATTGATGTAAAAGTACATAACGCTTATAATCGTAAAAATATTGTACAGAATAGAATTAGTTATGATCCAATTAGTATTGTATTTCACGATGATCAAGCTGATAACGTAAAACAATTTTGGTACGACTACTACAGTTTCTTTTATCGTGATCCAGACTATGCTGATGCTACATACCAAGCAGCACACAAATACGATCGCCGAGCAAGTTTTGATTGGGGATATACCCCTCGCCCAACTGTAGGTTATAATACATATAATACTATCCAGCCATATCAGTATATACAGGCTATTCGTATCTACAGTATATACCAAGGTCAATTTAGTGAATACGAATTAATTAATCCAGTTATTACAACTTTTAAACACGGCGAACTTGCTAACGGCAGTACAGAAACACTACAAAGTGAAATGACAGTACAGTTTGAAACTGTAAAATATCTTGAAGGTACTGTCACACCAAATACCGCTGGTGGATTCATTGACTTACATTACGATAATACACCAAGTCCAAATGGCGGAACCCCAAGTTCTACTAGTTCTTCTGTAGTAACAGACTTGGCAAATAATCAAACTGCTATCAATCCAAACTTACGTCCTGAATGGGCGGCGCCACAAAATCTTGGCAGTTCATTAGCATTGGCATTATCAACTGGTACATCACTAAGTGGTCTATCAGGAACAAACAGTGGTGGATTTAGTATCCCAAGCCTTAGCGGATTAACCGCAGGAGTTTCAAGTAGTGCAATGATCGGTCAACAACTACAAGCAGCTGGTATTAGTCTTACTACCAGAGCAGTTGGTCAGATTGCTGGCTCAATCGTTGGCGGAGTTGCACAAGGACTTGGTCCAAACGGTAAAACAATTATTGGCCTGGCTGCCGCAGCAATTACAAACCCAAGTGCTACACTTAGAACAGTTGAAAATATGGCGGTATCATATGCAACTGGTGTGGCCGCAGGCGCATTACAAAATGCATTAACACCAATCACAGCAGGAATACAATCTAGTATTTCTGGATTCATCGGCGATAACATCACAACACCAATATCAACTGCATTTGGTGATGCTTCTAATTATCTTGTTGGACAATACAATCAATTAAGTCCAGACTTTGTTGGCCCACCATACTAAGACGCAAATGACAACTAATCAAATTACCACTCAAACAAATACTGGTACACCTGACTTATCTTTACAGTCAGCACAAACCGATGCACGAAAATATTTTAATAATTTCTACTCAGGATTTTTTAATATTTCAGCTGAAGCCAATGATGCTATTACAGCTTTTTTTGAAGAGTATACTCAAAATAAAACAGCAGCAAAAAATTTAGCTGCTTCAGTCATTTACACAGCACAGGCACAAAACATAGATCCATTAACGATACTATCTGATTTTCAACGTTTACCCAAAGGACAACTTAACAGTTATCTAGTGGCATTTCTAAATATCAATCGAGTACCGACAAGTGTATTAGGATTAAAAGAGTCTACTAAAACTAGTCCTTACATTACTCGAACAATATTATTATGAGCAAGTACGCCCAAGGCAAATTCCAACTACAAAATCCGTCAAAGTATGTAGGTAACAAAACTCCAACTTATCGTTCAAGTTGGGAATTTGTATTCATGCAATTTTGCGATAACAATCCTAATGTATTACAATGGGCAAGTGAAGCAGTACATATCAATTATCGCAATCCCTTAACTGGAAAAAATACTATCTATGTTCCAGATTTTTTAATTACCTATCAAGATTCTAATGGTAACCAAAAAGCTGAAGTAGTTGAAATCAAACCTAAAAAAGAAACTACTTTGGAAGGTGCTAAAAATATACGTGATCAAGCTAGTGCTATATTAAATATGGCCAAATGGGAAGCGGCACGTCAATGGTGTCGAGCACATAACCTAACATTCCGCGTAGTTACAGAAGATATGATTTTCCATCAGGGTAAGAAGTAATACCAATAAATATTGGTATGACTAAAAAACTAGAAGAATTATTTAATCTCCCAGATTCTGGTGTAACGCCAGAAGAAACTGAGCAAACTATTGCTGAAAATCGAGACTTGATTGCCGAAGTAAATCAAGCAATAGACAAAATAGATGCAGCACTTCCTACAGTACATGATTTAGACACAGGTGATAGTGAGCTCGACGAGCTGGCAAAACTAGCACAAAGCAAAGCAGAAGATCTTATTGATTTGGGCATGAATGTAGAACCTCGCTTTTCGGGTGTTATACTACAAACAGCTGGTACACTATTAGGACATGCGATCACTGCTAAAACAGCCAAATTAGATAAAAAATTAAAAATGGTACAGCTACAACTAGCTAAAGCCAAGCACGATCATCAAGTTAAAAAAGATGCTGGTAAAGCACAGGATGATAGCCCGCTTGATGGCGAAGGTATAGTACTAGATCGCAACGATTTGCTTAAACAGATCCTTGCTAACAGACAAGACAAATAACCTAACTTGTATAAATATAGAATATAGGATTATATTATAATGAAACAATTTCAGTCATACATTTTTGAAATTAACAAGCCATACGAATTTCGTATTAAAATGGCCACTGTAAATCCAAGCAAAGTAATGGAGCAAATTAAAAATGCTCTAGATGCTTACCAATTAGAAAGCGTAAGCGCAGTTAAGAGCTTACCAATTCAAGAGCACCGTGAATTCCCACAATGGGGTCCTTGCGAGTGCTGGCAGTTTGACGTAAAAGTTGCATATCCTGTAACAGTTCCTGGTATCCGCCAAACACTTAAAGAACGTGCTGGATTAAATCCAGATTGGATCTCTGTACGTACTTTAAATGAAGCAGAAGATACCGAAGAACAAGAAGCCCATGGTAAAGACCACGAAGGTGCATTGTTAGACAAAACAGAATTAAAAGATGAGCCGGGAGCTCAAGAACTAGCAGGCCAGAGTCGCATTGGCAGTTTATTAAAAGAATTAGAATCACGTAAGTTTGAATTTGCTCAAGACAGTAACGAAGCAGGTAAAACAACAAATGATGCTCCAATTGGCGATACTAGCCCTGTTGGAACAACACAAAATAAAGTATACAAGGCAAAAGGTTAATTATGAGCAAGAATCACCCACACGATAATATCTATAGTATCTTAGGAAAGTTGGAAGCATTAAAACCAACTCCCGAAGAAAAGCGTTTTGCTCTTGTTAAAGAAATTCAAGAAAGTGTAGAAGCACAAGGTTCTATACTTACAGGCGTTGACGCTGTTCAAGCTAAATTAGCCGAAGCATTTGCTGAAAGTAAAATTGAAGAGAAGGCAGTTAGCCAAGCTCAACAAAAATTTATGGGTATGGTTCATGCCGCACAAAAAGGTGCTAAGCCTGCTAGTCCAGAAGTTGCTAAAGTAGCTAAAGACATGAAGAAAAAAGATGCTAAAGACTTTGCTAGTACTAAGCATAAAGGTTTACCACAGCACGTTGCAGAAGAAACTTGCAATGAGTGTGGCTTAACTTTTGAAGGTTGCGAATGTGACCACGACATGAACGAAGGTATTGTAGATAGTATTAAACTTGCGTTTGGTAAAACAATGGCGTGGGTAGTTGATACAGCTGCAAAATTTGTTAACAATCCAGAACTTAACGATAAAATGGCTCAAGCCAAAGTGGACTTAGCTAATAAAGCAGAACAACAAATGCTAGGGCTGATTGCCGGCCATCCTCGTGAAGAACAACTTAAACAACAAGTAAATTATATTGTTACACAACTTAAACAACAACAAACCATGCAAGATTTAATAACAGTTGCTCAAAAGTTGGGCGCAGAATTTAAAGCTGAACGCTCAAAATTTAGCGAAGGTGAAATTACTCGCAAGCCAGGCGTAACAACACATCGTAAAACAGATTTCCCTGGTTACCCAGTTGATGAACCAGAAGATATTGATGATGAGAATAAAGGCAAACGTGGTCGTCCACGTAAGCATGCTAAGAAAGAACCTAGTGGCTTAGGTCGTGGTCGTCCTAAGAAAGATAAACCATTAGGACATAATGCTCCTAAGATGCATGACGTATTTGGTCGTGTTAAGCCAGGTGCAGAAAAGAAATCTTCAGTTAAAGGTCGTGTACACTCAATGATGGAAAGTGTAAACTTTAAGCGCATGATGGAAGAAACACATATGACTCTTGAAGAGATGGTTTCTGCAATGCAAGAAGATATGCTAAAGTTTAAAGAGACTGGTGTATGTTCAGACCGTCTACGTGACATGATGGAAGTATATAGTCACGCTAAACGTCAAATGGAAGAAACACAAGGCGGCATTGGTCAAGATTTAGTTACACCACAACAACGTGTTGCTCAAGCAACTCCACCTAAGCCTGGTGTAATGGGTGCCGTTAAAGACGTAGTACAAGGAGCCAAAAACTGGATTCAAGGAAAACCAGAACAAGGTCCTACATACGAAGAAGTAGATCCGTTGGAAGAAGAATTAAATGAATTAGCTAAATTAGCTGGTTTAAAGATGGCCGATGAAGGTGCTGGCGTTATGCACTTTAAAAAGCAACAAGCAGAAAAGGCCGGCAAAGACAGTTTCAAATTAGGCGACAAAGAGTATCAAGTTAAAGAAGCCGATGCCCCTGTCGATGAACCAATGGAAGACGAATTAGAAAATGCACCAAAACCAAAATATGGTACAATCAAAAACATCACATCACAAGGTGATGACCTAAATCGTCAAAAGCGTCAAGATCCACACACAGCTAATCGTGCTGCAAATCCACTAACTAATAGTCCTATTAAATTAGAAGCTAAGTTAGCTGCTGAATACGAAAGCATTAAAAAGTCTAGTAACTAAACAAAAAGGCACTTAGGTGCCTTTTTTAATATCCATAGTATTTTACTCTATAAATATTCCACATGAGTGTTATATTCTCTTTTCCCTTTTGCGGAATTTCTAATTTTGGTACTAATAAAATAATTACAGGAACGGTTACTGTAACAAGTATAACCTATGGTATTTCAGTTAGCCAAAAAGTTAAATTGAATTCAATGACATGGGATAACAATCATCCAGTGGCACAAATTAAATTAGCATCAGATACAGATGTTTATACTGATGTCCCATTAGATTTTGAAATCTCAGTCAGTGCCGATGATCCTGAGTGCTTGTTTTTGTTTTATCACCCAGAATTTGTCAGTCTCAAAAATGTATACTATGAAATGTTTCCAGAAAATCGCCATTGGGAAAATGTGCCATTAGCTGACTCAGAAACACATAAATGTCGAGTTAATTTTAGAGCGCACGAGACTAACAAGTCAGTAATACCAGAGTTAGCTAATAAAATAGAATATAGAGATGAGTTAACTTACATTGAAAGACCGGCAGGCGAATTTGACATTGATCATTACTTAGGTAAAGATACTTTTAAAAATTTATTTTTTGCTAGTAAACTACCAACAGCGTGGGATATACCTTCAAGGACTACAAGTTTTATTAATAAACATCCAACAAACGAAACAGTTGTCTACTACGACGGTGTTGAATATCGATATAATAATCTTGGCTATCGTAGTACATTTGACTATTCCGTCGACGACCTGGCAAATAAAAAAGTTATACTGTGTTTAGGTGATAGTGATTTGTTTGGATCGGGGCTTGATTATAAAGATACATGGTCCTATCAATTACAAGAATTAGTTGGCAATGAATATACTGTAGTGAATATGGGAATACGTGGCGCCAGTGCAGATGCTATAGCACGTATTGGTGTTAGTACTATGACCGCACTACCAAATATTACAGCAACCCTGGTACAATGGCCACATACCAGTTTAAGAGAGTTTGTAAGCAAGTCATACAAAGGCGGAGTACATACACACCGTAATTATGATTTGCCCTATGAAGATTGGTGGAAGCACATTGATTGGCAAAGTAACAATTATAACTATAATAAAAATAAGATATTGTTAGAAAATACAGCCGCTAGATACGGAATTAAATACTGCGATTTATACATCAATAGAGATGATCCTAAAGTTCCCTACGATTTTGTAGAGTTTGGAATGTATAGTTGCGTTGGCCCAAAAACTTCACAGGCAATTGCAAGATATTTTAACAAAAAACTTGATAAATAATATTACTATGAAAATTACAGAAATTATCGCCGAAAGTAAAAAAGATAAAGACAATGATGGTATTCCGGATAGCCACCAAACTGCTACTCCGGGCTTGCGTAGCCATCATAAACTAGATAACTCTAGTCCTTATCACCCTTGGCGCTTTGCTGCATATTTCTTAGGTGGTGCCGGAGCACCAGATGGCAAGTACGAACACGAGCCAGCTAAAGATGGCCCAAACGGTCAGTCACTAGTAGCCGCTGCATACTCCGAAGGCGAGCGTAAAATTCTAGACCAAGCTGCCAAAGCCTTTGGTTGGGAAGCTAATCATACACAACTTACACCCGATGGATCATCGGAAGTTGAATCTGTACATAAAGTTAGTCCAACACGCAAAGTTGGCGCTATTCAACGCAAAACAAAATGAAACAGTATCGCATAACGCAAGCCGACTTTGTACTACAAGGTGAAACCGGCGATGCAGATGCAGTCATGGATGCTCGAGACCTAAACGAGTTAAAACGTCTAGCTGGCATTACAGGATTACTCGAAGCCGAAGCAGGCATGTACACTGGTCAAAACACAGTACCACAAGCAGGTGAAGAAGGTATCCAAAGCCCTGTTGGTAGTAATATAAGTATTACTGCAAACGATCGTCGCCAACTTGAAGCTGAGTATGGTGCAAAGCCTGGTACTGATTTATGGTTCATTATTAATTTTACCAAACCTTTCTTAAATGGTAGCTTACGTGATCACGTTGAACGCTATCTTAAAGACCATCCAGAATACAGACAAAAGAATTTACCCGGTGCAGTCTAAGCTGCAATCTTTTCTCTGCCTAAATACTGATACCAAGATTCCTGTTTAACGCTAAAAGGCATTTGTTTCCATTTGCCTACTAGACTATAGTAGTCTGGCTTGTAAGGTTTCATCTTAGGTTTAATCAGTTTACTACCTTTAGCATGATTACAGCTCTTACAGCTAGTAACACAATTTTCCCAATTGGTTTTACCGCCGGCAGAGCGTGGTAGTACGTGATCGATTGTTAATTCCTCGTAGTCAAAAACATCTTCACAGTATTGACATTTAAATAGATCTCGCATGTACAAGTTATAACGACTAAACTTAACATTCTTTTTATAATGAAAGTAGTCTTTAGTCACACAGATACTAGGTACATTTATTGCTAAACGTTCGCTATGAATAATCCAGTCTGGGTATGTTTCAATGACATGCACTCGACCGAGATACATTAATTTAATGGCATGTTGCCAATTGATAACACTTAGGGGTAAAACACTGATTGGTTCGTAATTAGAATTGAGTAATAATGTGTCGGACATTTATAAACCGTTTTGTTGTTGATGTTAAATATACTTATATGTTATAATATTACAGTATAGCATAAAAAACTATATGAGTAAAGACCTAGAAACAGCCATTATTAAAACTCCGTATAAGAAAATGTCTTATACTGAGCACCAAATACAGGAGTTAGCCCGATGTGCTGATCCGATAACTGGCCCTCGTTACTTTATGAGTAACTATTTCTTTATTCAGCACCCAACTAAGGGTAGTATTCAATATCATCCATTTGAGTATCAAGCACGATTAATTGATGCTTATCACCAGAATCGCTATTCCATATCTTTGATGCCACGTCAAACTGGTAAGTCAACTAGTGCCGCGGGTTACTTGCTATGGTATGCGATGTTTGTTCCAGATTCAACTATTCTGGTTGCCGCACACAAATATATTGGTGCTCAAGAGATTATGCAACGTGTTCGTTATGCTTACGAAAACTGCCCAGACTTTATCCGTGCAGGCGTTACCAGTTACAACAAAGGTAGCTTAGACTTTGAAAATGGTAGTCGCATAGTAAGTCAAACAACAACAGAAAACACAGGTCGTGGTATGTCTATATCACTACTATACTGTGACGAGTTTGCATTCGTAAGACCAACTATTGCGAGTGAATTCTGGACATCGATTACTCCTACATTAGCAACTGGTGGTAAATGTATTATTACATCAACACCAAACTCAGACGAAGATCAGTTTGCACAAATTTGGCGCCAAGCTAATAACTGCTTTGATGAATTTGGCAACGAAACTCCGCTGGGCAAAAACGGCTTTAAAGCATTCCGCAGTAACTGGCGTGAACACCCAGACCGCGATGAAAAGTGGGCTAGTGAAATGTTAGCACAGTTAGGCGAAGAACGTTTCCGTCGTGAGATGGAATGTGAATTTATTATCTTCGACGAAACATTAATTAATCCTGTTCACTTAGCTGAAATGGCCGGGATCGACCCAATTGAAAAGCAAGGACAAATACGTTGGTATAAAAAACCTGAACGTGATAAGACTTATGTAGTAGCACTAGATCCTAGCTTGGGTACAGGCTCGGACCCTGCGGCTATACAGGTATTTGAAATGCCTGGCCTTAAACAAGTAGCTGAGTGGAGCCATAATAAAACTATTGTACAACGTCAGGTTATTATTTTAAAAGAAATTTGTCAATATCTGTCAGATGTTGCTGGTAACACTAATGTCTACTACTCTGTGGAAAACAACACCCTGGGTGAGGCCGCATTAGTTGCTATTAATGAAATTGGCGAAGAAAATATACCAGGCACATTCCTTAGTGAGCCTAAAAAAGGCGCGGTTGGGCATCGCTATCGCAAAGGCTTTACAACAACAAACAAGAGTAAATTAAGTGCTTGTAGTAAATTTAAGAGTTTAGTAGAAACACGTCGCTTAGTAATAGCCAGTAAACCCCTTATTAGCGAATTAAAGACTTTTGTTGCTAGTGGCAATAGTTTTGCTGCAAAAATAGGCGAACACGACGACTTAGTAATGAGCGCATTATTAGCTATACGTATGATTATGCTACTACAGCAATTTGACGCTAATTTAGATATGGAACTTAAAGACAGCATAGATAACTTTATTGAACCCATGCCTTTCATAATGATATAAGATAAATACTTACATGTCTAAAGAAATTGAATCCGTAGCTTCCGCATTATTTGATAAAATCCGCTCAAGATTTAGCAATCTAACCTTGGGCGACGAAAAAGCCAAGGCTTGTTCAGACCCTACTGTTGCTCGCTTTTTTAACTTTACTTACACAGGCGAAGATGGCGCAGAATTTGGTAATGTTACTATAAGTTTAATTGACGAAACAAGTCTAAAAGTATATTATGGTCAAAACATCTCAGGAGAGATGGATCGCGAACAACGCAAAGAATGGTATGAATTTCTGCGCAATCTAAGACAATTTGCAAAACGCAATTTACTAACATTTGACACCCGCGATATTAATAAATCTAATTTGGATTTACAAGATATTAAACAACAATCAAAAGCCGACAGCGTTTATTCTACAGATGAAATTGCTGTTACAGAAAGTCGCTTGTATGGAACTAGTCGTAACAGTTATGCTGACCTTGGCGAATGTAAATTAATTATCAAACACGATGGTTTAGTTGATGACGAAAAGCGCGGAGATCGTGCTCGTCGTATACGTGAAATTTTTATTGAAACTGCACGTGGCGAAAGATTTTTATTAGATCATACTAATCTCCACGGTGCCCGAGCAATGTGCCAGCATTTAAATCATGGTGGCGACATGCATGATGAACGTGCTCAACATATTAATAATATGGTTAAAGAAATGGCTGCAATGAGTCATTTTGTTCGCAGTACTAAACGTCGTCAATTTGAAGATAGAGAAACAGAAGAAATGACACACGCAGCAGTTCATCATTATGATCAACTAAAGCGTACACTACGCCAAATGCGTGGCGCCCGCGGATATCGCAGTTACTTTGAAACATTTAGTCCTGTAGAAAATCCGTTGGAAGATATTGATGTTGATGCATTAAAAGAACGTTTTGTTAAAAAGATTTACGATGAACGTTTTAACGATGCACTACCATATGTATATAGTGCTTACAAAAAACAAAAGGCAACTCCTAAAGATTTAGACAAAGAATTAGAAGAATGGGCCGATGATGTAACAGAATCAACTTGGGCCAAACCAGATAATACAGATAAAGTCACAGCACTACGTGAACTATTAAAAACACCAGTGACAGTTGGTATAGACGGTATCGATGCACAAACTAAAATTGAACCTATTATTGGCGACGATGAGTTAAATGATGAAATAACTCAATTATATAGAGATAGTGGCCCAGATGCTGATGCTACGCCATTAATCAAAAAATGGTTAGTACAATACATGCCCGGTTTACTAAATGATCTAGAAATTGGTAAAAAGAATAGTCGTGATGCACAGACTAACTGGCAACAACCAACTAGCCCACAGTCCGCCTTAGGCGACGAATACGGTAGTACACCAAGTCATCCAAATGTATCAAACATGACCATGGAAGATGTGGATTTGGATTTTATTCGTAGTCTAGCAGGAATTCGTAAATAACTTACTAACCGGTAAGTTTAATGGAAATTTTAAAATCAACAAATGGCTTTCCTTATGCATGGAAAGCCGGTAGACTTGAACAACTAATTAGAAGTATATTAGAAAATAAAGCACGTCAACAATTAAATGTTGACCGTGTTATGTTTATCAATCCAACTTGGCTACACGAAGATGATATTAGCCAGCGTATCAAAGAAGCCAACCCAGACTTTATTATTTGTCATAATTTTGCTGATCCAGCGGTACCTAAAATATTTGATGCTGTACAAAAATCTGGAATCCCACACGTAGTAATAGGATATTCGGCGCAATGCTTTTTAGATTTTTGGGCATTAATGTGTGATTTATATTTTCAAAATTACGAAGAACATGACGTGCAACTTGAATCAACTGCACGTAAATTTATCTGTTTAAATCGTAAACCCCACCCACATCGTGTTAGCTTAGTAAACAAACTTCTTCCTTTGCGTGACCATGGTTATATTAGTCTTGGCCTACCCGGCGAAGCTGCAATTACAGTTGATACGGAATTTTTTGATGAGCAAGGTATCAAAGACGAGTACGGTACATTAGGAGTTGATGGAAAGGTTACCCAACGCATACGCAATGATATCTTTAGTGTTGGCGATCCTAAAATTTGGAAAAATAGTTATCTTTGTCTAGTAACAGAAACAGAATTTACTAATGCTTATCCTGAAAACTTTTTTATTAGTGAAAAGACTTGGAAGCCAATAATTGGTTTACGACCATTCTTTGTCTATGGACAAGCACCAATGAGAGAGCATTTAAAAGCCAGCGGGTTTGATATATTTGAAGATATATTTGATTATAGCCTAGTAGATAATTCAGCTGGGGACTGGATGCGACAAGAGCAATACGCACAGGTAGCTGTAAATGCTATTAACCGTGTGGGTAATCCGTATCAAGACTATCAACGCTATTTTGGTCGCTGTCAAAATAACAAATTAAGATTCCGTACCTATGTATACGAGCAGTGGAATAATTTAAATAATTTGGATTTAACTAATTATGTTTGATGTTCCTGCTTGGTCAATGATCAATAATCCCTATTACTATAAATCACGTAATAGTAACCGGTTACTAATTACAGTTGGGGATTCGTGGACCTATGGTGATAGCCTGGGCAAAACACGTATTCGTAATGGTATTGACGATACTGAATATCGTCTTGATCATGCATATGGAAATTTATTAACAGAGAAACTTGACACTGACTGGATGAATCTTGCCTTACCTGGTGGTAGTAACTATTGTATGTTAAACTGGTTAGGACAACTATTAGACCGTCGGCATAATCAAACAACAGTTTGTATTATTACTTTAACCGAAGCAGGACGTCACGAAGAACAACGCTGGGCACAAGGCAATAGTTTACAAACAGCACTAAAAAATATAGTAGCAAAAGAATACAGTATGATTAAGGAATTACGTTTACGTTTTCCCAAGGTAACATTCAAAGTAGCGCATAACTTTACAGATAGTTTACCCGACTATGGAGTTATAGAAAAGTCTTGGTTAGAAGTTTTAACTGGACAACCAGTACAAGACGATACTTACATTGTTGTCAGTGATCATATAC